ACTTACATCTTTACCATTACCGTGACTAATGAATATGGTTGCGTTTTTGGTCAGGAAACTATCACACTTAATGTTAATTGCGGAGGCTAATAATTTAGGCTAACAATGGAAGAGATAATCGGGATACTACTATCAAAGTTGCTCGACCGTAAGATTCGGGAAGGCAGGCACGACTACATCGAAGAAGCTCGTGAGAAAGCCGAAGAATTGGAGTATCACTTTGAGAACGAGTATCCCGAGAAGCTCTTACACACACAGCATCCGAGCGAAGAGCCTTGGATGAAGGAGTATAGAAGAAGAAGGTGGCAAGCTCCTACCACCACAGCAACAGGCAGAGTTTATACTTTCTTGCAAAAGATTCAGCAGGCAGATGACTTTAAAATCAGCTTTGAATCTGACTTTCAAAAGACCGGCATTGCCGAGCGCATAGGACTGCTCAACAATACTCTTAAGTATTATGTTGAAGATGAGCTTCCAAAGACCGGAAGTCTTGAGACCTGGCTATTTAATGTGTTTCTGAAGACCTATCTGAAAGACAGTAATGCCATTGTAATTACAGTACCAGACTATGAGGACTTCGTAAAAGACCCATCCTCAACTACCACACTTGACTGGTCAAGGCCTTACCCACAGATAGTCGAATCTGAAGACTTAATCTGGGAGGGTGAGGATTATGTCATTATTAAGGCAGAGGATTATGTTGATATTAACCGGAAAAAGTGGGATCAATTCCTTTGCATCACAACTCAAGGCCTAATGCTATTTAGGCAGGTCAATAGCTATACCTATGACCAGCCATTTCAGGTGTTTGTTTTGCCTTATGAGTTTGGCTATCTGCCTGTTTGCAAAGTAGGCAACATTATCTATGAGGAAGAGGATGGTCAGCTAGTCTATGATTCGGTGCTTGCTCCTTGCCTCCCGGCATGGAATGAAGTACTCTTTAGAACTGATGACCTTAATATTCTTTGGGCCACTCATGCACTGCCTCAAAAGTGGGCATTGAAGATGTCACCTTGTAAAACATGCAATGGCACAGGGTTAAGAACTAATCGAAAGGATGAAAAGGTCAGCTGTAATGACTGCTCAGGCTCAGGCAGAGCATCAAGCTCACCATTTGGCCTGATGGAAATCAACATTGACAGAGTTTCTGCTGTTAATCCTAATCCTCTTGTGCCTCCAGTGCCTCCGGCAGGCTACATTGAGAGGCCAACAGAGACGGTTAAGTTGTTCCAGGAAGACATCTTGCAGAAGGAGTTTCAAGGGTTCAAGGCAATTGGCCTTGAGTTGCTCGGTCAAATTCCGGCAGCTCAGTCTGGGATAGCAAAGGAGTATGACCGGAAGGAGTTAAACACCTTCTGTTTCTCGGTGACCGTTCACCTGGCTCAGATTTACCGGAAGGTCTGTTTCTACATTATGCTTCAGAGGTATAATGCACTTTTTGCATCATCCTTAATGGACAGCGACAAGATACAGGCAGCATTGCCACAAATAACTGTGCCTACTGACTATGATGTCCTGACTGCTGACATGGTAGCAGAGCAACTTAGTAAGGCAGTCAATAATAAGTTTAATCCTCTTATCACTGCTGGGATTGAAATGGACTATGTGGAGAAGCTCTACGGAGAGAACAGCATCCAAAAGACCTACCTTAAACTCCTAAGTAGCCTTGATCCATTACCATTCAAGACCACCGATGAAAAGACAGTGCTTTTGTCAAGCAATGGATGCTCTCAGCTTGACTACATCCTAAGTGCTAACCTAGCAGCATTTATCACTCAGAAAGTGGAGGAGGATGCTACATGGTATGACAAGCCATTCAATGTGCAGAGAGCAGAACTATATGCAATGGCTGCTGAGAAGCAGGCTCAGATTAGGGTTGGAATTGTTCCTCTAATGGATGATGTATCTGCTCCTGATTCTCCTGCGGAAGAAGCTGATAACCTAGGCAAGCTACCACTAGCAATTCAACAGCTATCACTTGCAGCAGAGAGAGCTAATAAAGCAGGGAATGCTAAGTTGTTCAAGGTGCTAAATGATAAAATCAATAATCTGCTTGGTGAAATTGGATAATAGTGGCAACACCGACTGAACTAATCAAGCAGATTCAGGAATTACAGCTGGCAATTGAAAGCCGGATGGATGAGGCATTGCCTAAGGTATTTGGCAAGCTATCTGACCAGGTCATTGACCTTGCATCAGACTTGTCTCTTGATGCAAAGGACAGAGCTAAGACACTGAAGGAGCTTATTAAGTTAAAGAAGGACATTGCTGATACTATCATTCAGAATGTGCCTTACCAGCTTCAGGTGGCAGAGGTCATTAAAGGCTTTGAGATGCTGTCTGAATTAAGCAATGAGTACATCACTCTGGCAATCGGTGATTTCAAAGAGAAGAAGGAGCTTTACAAAGCTATCCTTGAGAGCAACATAGCTACTACAAAGGATGCTCTACTTGGTGCTGGCATCCGGGAGAACTTTGGCACAGCCATTCAAGAGGTGCTAAAGGATAACATCTCAGGGATAGGCACAAGGTCTGAGCTAAACAAGACATTAAGGAAGTTTATTGAAGGTACAGAGCAGGAGGCTGCATTCCTAAACAGGTACATTAAGCAGACTACTAATGATGCTGTGATGACCTTTAATGCTGAGTACATTCAGACAGTGGCTGATGACCTTGGTGTAGAGTACTATCTCTATGCTGGCACTGTGATTCAAGATTCAAGAGCATTTTGTACAGCAAGGTCTGGCAGATACTTTACAACTGACCAGGTTAAGTCATGGGCAAACCTTAAAGGATGGCAGGGGAGAATGGCTGGCACAAACAGCAACACCATCTTCATCTATCGTGGAGGCTACAATTGCCGACATCAGCTATGGCCTGTTAGCAAGGAGCAATATGAGCAGGCCCAGGAGCGAGGCAGAGCAGGCCTAAGATAATTTCACCATACTTATCACCCTACTTTTTCTCCCTATATGAAATTAGTAGGGAGATAGGCTTTAGATGCTTCTGCTCAATAACCTTGCGTAGGCCATAGCCAAGGTTCTGCTCTGTCATAACTTCACCCATGCTTGGCTTCCTGATGTAGCCTTGCAGAATAACCTCTGCTGCATCTTCCATTGCCCAGCATAGGATATAGACATCAGCAGACAAATCATCCTTCATATTGAAAACTAACCGGCCTGTCTTGTACTTAGTGGTCTTTACTTGAATGTTGTACTCATCCATCATTAGGTCAGTGCCTCCATCACCTTGAAGACCACAAGACATATCCATTGGAATTTTGAGAGCTTTAGAAACAGCATATTCACCCATGACACCAAGGAGGTCAATTGTCTCCCGGTCATTTCCCCACTGCCTTGTCGGTCGGTTAGGGTTGGCCTGATCCTTTAAGAAGTGCCTGCCTTTTGCCAGCACCCGGAGCAGTTCCATTTCTCTTTCTGTGAATGTTATCTTCAAGTCTCATAAGGGGTTACAAAAGTAACTCAGAATAATTGATATTTACACTATGAAAAAGGCATCAAAGGAATCATCAATTAAAATAAGCTTCGGTAAGCGCAGGGAGGGCAAGCACCGAAAGGCCAGAAGGCCAAAAGAAGGCAGGCAGAAAAAGTACAAAGGACAAGGAAGATAATGGCAGAAAAGAAGTTCAGCACTAAGGTCAATGGCAAGACCGTTAGGTTCGGTGCTAAAGGTTATTCAATTGCTCCTGGCACAGCCAAGGGAGACAGCTACTGCGCTCGTTCAGCAGGCATTAAGAAGTGTGCAAAGCCACCTTGTGCCAATGACTTGAGCCGTAAGGCATGGGGTTGTGTTGGCAAAAAGTCAGTAAAAAGTGCTGCCAAAAAATTCACTCGCATTAAGTAACTTTACCACATGCAACAGCCACTAAAGCATTTTAAGCTTGCAGAGTTTGACTCTGCTGATGCACCTGGTTCGGGCAGTAAGATGCAGCCTAAGTTTTTGCAGATGATTGACAATGCACGAAGCATTGCAGGCATTCCGTTTGCCATCACCTCAGGCTATCGCACCGAAGCTCACAATAAGAAGGTAGGTGGAGTTGCTGATAGTTCACATTGCCAGGGATGGGCAGCAGACATAGCTGCTTCCTCCGGTACTTCTAAGTTTCAAATTGTGGATGCCTGCTTAAAGGCTGGATTCACAAGGATAGGGATTGCATCAGGCTTTGTGCATGTTGATTGCGACCCTACTAAAGCTGCCCAGGTTATCTGGACTTACTAATTATGACTCACGAACTAAGGGAGGAGCTAGTCAAATTTGTTTATGATACTCCTGCCTATGGAGCTATCATCTTAACTAAAATGGCAAACCCAGATCCACAATTTTATAACGCAGGCGAAGAGTGGCTCTACCATCATGGATGGTCGCTCATCCTTCTTTATCGCATTTACCGAATGATAATAGACATTCATAAGGGTTATAAAGAGACAGTGCTTTATTACAATAATGAAGGAGAGCTAGTTAAGATGTCTGGGTATAGCAAACTATATGTGCAAATTAAAAACCTATTCAAATGAGTGTTTCAAAGGACACATTTGTGCTATTCCTGCTGTTCATGATTTATATTGGGGGAGACATTTACACTGCCAGAATTGAGCATAAGAAGCTGGAAAAGCATATTGATGAGAATGATTCCTGGGTTATGCAACAGACAGCCAGAATCATCAACCTTGAATGTTCGATTGACAGTCTTAGAGCGCAAAGTAAAGGTGTTGCAACATCAGTTATCTACCTCGACTCATGCAACCAGGCGAAAACAAACAAGCAGGAAAGGGCGGAGCGAAGGGGCAAGTTCGTAGGAGGTCTTCTGAGAGGACTATTCCCGAACATGTGACAGGACACCTGTACAGCAAGCGCATGCAAGTGTATGCCTATACATGTACCACAGTGGTCATGGTTGGTTTACTAATTGGAACAGGTTGGCTTTACAAAATAGAAAAGGTACAAGCATCTGATTCGGTGCTAATGTTTATCCTGGGGCAAGTCCTTTCTGCATGGGTTGCCCTAACGAATAAGATATTTAGGATTACTGCACCTAATATCGGCACTCCTGATAATTAGTTACTTTTGTGATATGAATTGCCTGCAAGACTATATCGGACTGAAAGGATGCACATCAGGTGCGCCATTGTCCGGCCTCTACATTAATGACTATCCCGGTATGTCCTCAGAACTGCTGGACAAGATTGCCACACCTGAGCAGACAAGCTATGTGGGCATGTGGGATTCAGCGCAGGCAGTAAGCTATGTCAGGCTAAAGAGAGATGTGCAATCAGCACTATTTACCTCAGCAGAGGCTCAGCTTGATCAGGTGCTATTCCAGACACGCAAAGAGTTTGTGCAGCAGTGGCAGCAAGTTCAGACAGTGCCGGCAGAGGCTATCCTTAAAGGCACATTCGTAAGCATCCAAGGGAGCAAGTATCTGGCACTAAGAGTCAAGCAGATATTCATATTCAATGCCGGTGCGCCTGTTGCCGGAGTGCCTTGGTACATATACCAAACTCAAGACGGAAAGATACTTGACCAAGGAACAGCTGACTTGGTTGAGGGCATGAACTATGTGCCGGTCAATAATGAGTTCTACTCTGACTTTGACAAGCTCAACATTATGGTAGCTGTTGATTGCACCAACCTACCTACCAGCACAGGAATGTTTAGTGATTATGGTTGGCAACAGATGGATTTGGAATGTGCTTCTCGCTTTAGCTACCTATGGCGCAATGGCTGGTCTATCTTTCCGGTTACTGCTCCTCTAGGCTATGGCTTTGGAGACAGCTGGTCTCAGGCCAATAGCCAGTCAGGAGTGTACATAGATGCTCAATTGCTATGCTCACTTGATAGCTTTATCTGCCAGCAGCAGGAGTTTCTGCTGGATGCATGGGCGAACTTGCTATGCTATCAAATCCTCTGGCAGAAGGTAGCAAGTCCAAGGGCCAACTACTTTAGCCAAGGCAACAGAGAGTTCACTGAGAGAGCTATGGCTACCTTCCTTGATGGCTATAATCAAAGCCTGGCTATTTGGGCAAGGCAGCTGAACCTAAGAGGTGAAGGTCTGTGCTTTAATTGTGACAATGCTGGCCTAATTC